GTTGGTATACGTTCTCTAAAATAATCTAACACGTATCTGTTTTTGTGTGCATCTATACCCATAACCATAATTACTTGAAAGTCTGATGTCTCTGATGCTGTAGCCGCTAGGTCAACACCAATGTAAACATTTATTGGTATAGCGTCATCGCCTTCAATAATGTAGGGCATATTGTTTTCTTTTTTAAATACACCGCTGTAGTATTGTATTCTATCAATCTTAAACGCCGCATTGGTAATATCACGAGCATCATTCATGTACTCTTGTGCAAATTTATTGACTAGACCAGCTTCGATAAACTCTCTTTTCTTTGATTCTAGTTTTTCATCAGAGAATTGTGCTTCCCATAATGGTCTGCCGTTTTCAATCGCTTTGTAAAAGTTTACTTGCCAAGGATATTCACGTTTATCTTCCTGTGCTTTCCTATATCCATCATATGTCATTTGTAAATAAGAATCAAAGTGTACAATCGTACCCGACAACCATATCCATCCTTCATTACCGGGTGTTTCTTCAAGTGCTGGGTATACAGTAGACACAATCCATTTTTTTATTTCTGCTCTACGTTCTGGTGTTTTTGTATTTAGTTCTGATTCAAAGTCATCAAGTACAATACCAGTATATCGAACATCAACCTCGGCACGACCTCTAAGTCTTTGTGATGTACCCTTTGCTATTACCCTATCACCTTTTGCAGTAACAATATCTTTTTCTGTCCACCTTTTACCTACTGAGCCACCATCCATTGTGCCAAAGTAATATTTTATCATCTTATTATTCTCAAAATGACTTCTAATGTATTTAAGATGGTCTATTGCCTGACCCTGTTCTTCTGATACCCATGCGATAAAGTGCTGTTCATCTGTTTTAGAAAAACAAAGCTTGTGCATGATAGCCGCTTTAGATATTACTGATTTGCCGTGACCCCTTGGTATAATGTTACATATCCTAGCACCCGGCTTGGTTGTAATCATTTGTTTAGCTATTTCGTAGTGAAACGGTGCTGACTCTGATTTCTTTAAAAAGTCATTTGGTAAAAAGGCTCTACCAAAATAAATGAGGTTATTATATGCATTTTTTAATACCTCATCTCTTTCCTTCATTTCAGAAGGACTAGGGGTTATGTTAAAATTATCTGTCATTAAGCTTCGTATATATCAGTACCATCAAAGTCACCAATCTGTATCACATTGTCCTTTAAATCAAATATGGTGTCGCATATATCACATATCCAACCATCTAACTTATCTTTTGCATTTACATAGGGTAACTTATTCATAATCTTATTTCCAACTATTTCGCAATCACAAGCAGGGCAATAGTCTACTCCACAAACTAATTCTATTAATTCACTTCTTGTTGCTAACCTAACTGGTATATATATACTATGCTTCTTTTCCATTTAACTTCGGTTCTGGTAATACTCCAGCTTTAAAAGCATTTAACTTTTCTTGACTGAATCCAGTAAATTCTTGTATCAATGCAACCGAATCTACTTTCTTTTCTGTACTTAACATTCCTGAGATTTTCATCAGGGTCTCAATGGCTCTCATTTTATCAGAGTCCTTTGCTTCTCCCGATTCTACAATATCTTTTGTTTTCTCTAACAAATATGATTTTGTAATCCCAGTTTCATTTAGTAGTAACTCTATCTCTTTATCTATCAATTGTCTAACCTTTTTGCTTTTTAGTAAAACCTTTGTTTTTTCTTTTGCGTATTCAACACTACTAGCGTTCTCATGAGCTTTCATAAAAGCGTCAATCGGCTTCATGCCACTAGCTATGTACTTTGCAAATATACGCTTAGAAGAGGATAACTTGCCCTCTTTTATTTTCTGATACCAGTTTTTCTTACCAAATCTCCATATGTCTTGTATCGGCTCACCAGATATCTCTTTTGTTCTTTCACAGTTTGCCATACCTAGTAATGTTCTTATAAAACTATCTTTTGTTGTTTTTGTTTTTAGTATACCCCTTTTGATAACTACCGTTACTTGTCCATCATCAGTTTTAATCCAGTCGCCCGTATTTGCGTCTCTCCAGTCGTTTTTTATTGTTTGGCTAGGATGATACCGCCTAAACTCTTTTTCATCCTTATAGAGCGTATATTCAACGCCTTTTATCTTTCTAGAGTATGGCATGCCTAATTATGGCGGTTCTTAAATAATTCTTCACCACCTGTAATTAATTCAAAGTCTCTTAATGATTTTATTCTAGCTAGGAGCTCGGCAATCTTGTTGTATGTAGAAGAGGTAGGGTTAATAACGTCTAGTAGCTGTATTTCCTTACCAAGCTTTTTTATTTCATTAATGTTTGTAAAAACATCAACATCATCAAATGACCCCTGTAATGCTTTATCGAATCTAGTCTTTCTTTCATCCATAGGTTAATTTAAATAAAAAGGTTGTTTAAAAGAAGTAATTAAGTTTTCCACATAGTTATCCACAATACTTAATTAAGTATTTATAGTATATTATAGTAGTATAGTATCTGTCAATAGTGAGTATAGTATTATAGTATAGTAGTAGTATAGTATAATAGTAGTATAGTATAATATAGTAATATAGTATAGTATAGTACCCCGACCTAGAAAAACCTAGAAAAATTTAAAAAAATTATTTTTGTATTCGTGTTTCTTTTATTTTTGTTATGCGTACACCCCCTTAGTCCGTTTAGGTTACAAAAGTTGAATTGAAAAAATCAAATTGACTTGCAAGCACGTTGAAATATCCGAGGCTATCAATATACCTAGGTCAAAAATAGTCTCTGTAAGTGTAACAATATCAACAGATAAAATTTATTTGGAACTAGAATTGCAATCTCACATATATAAAGTAACAAACGGGACAATCATTGTCAGGAACTTGCTATCAACTTTATTGCTAGACACTCTATTCAGACTCAAGGTATCCAATCCTGTCTAGAATATTGTTGATGTCTTATGAAATTAATTTGAAAGGAATATATTATGTCAATTTTAGATACTCTAAAAAACATAAATAAAGAAGGCATTTACAAATTGACCAAGGTTCAAGACCTAGTCAAATGTGGATGTTGTAGTAAAACTATTGATAAGAATAACGACTTAGATATTACACATTCTAGTCATTTAGATTGTTGGATACATCAATCCTGTTTAGATGGTCTAGAAAATTGTAAGTCTTGTAATCTAAAGTCATTTCATTTGGAACAGGGAATCTGTTCAAGGTGTATGTCTAGAAGTTGTGTTCATAGTTATAGTCATAAACCTGAGACTCAATTTCATAGGGTTAATACTAAACGTAGTAAACCTATGATTTCATATAATTCAAGGTCAAAAGTTGGCATTCCTATTTTACATTTTGGTGTAGAAATAGAGATTGACCATCATTGCGAAGAGGATGATTATGATAATTCAATAGTTGTAGATGGAACTGCTACAGCTTCACTTGTTGGTATGGTTGGCAAGGCTTTAGATAATACTAATTTGTTTTATTGTAAGTCTGACGGCTCATTATCTGACGTTGGTGTCGAAGTTGTTTCGCATCCATTTTCTTGGAATTTTTGGAAGACATACGGACAGAACATTTATGATACTCTGTTCAATACACTTATTGAAAGTGGTTATGCTTCTTCTGAAAGTTCTGAGACAGGAATGCACATTCATATCAGTAAGGAATCTGTTAGCAGAGACCAATTACTTAAACTTTTATGGTTCATGTATGAATCTCCAAAGTTTATGAAATTGATTGCTCAGAGAACATCTTCCTATGCTAGGATGGATTATAGAAGTCTTATCGGTTATGACCCTGAGTTTATACATAAGTTCAAGACTAGACTAAAATATTTGTCTAGCATTGCTAAGTATAAATCATCGGACAATCAAGATAGGTACTCTATGATTAATCTTCAGAACTCTAGAACTATTGAATTTAGAATGTTCAATGGTACTCTAAACATTCAGACACTATCTAAGGCTATTGAATTTATTCATAGTCTTTTAGCTTATTGTGCTCAATGTTCAATAAGGGATATTGTCAACAAGGATACTGAAGAGGTCAGAGTAGATAAGTTCATTCAATTTTTATCTAAGAATCAATCAAAGTATATGAACATTTGTTTATTCTTAAATGAAGAAATGGGATTATCACCTCAAAAGAAAAATAAGTATTTCACCGATGCTAGAACGAGACTTGGTCGTAAACTAATACAACAAGGTTTTAACCACGGTAGAACTACTAAAAACTATAATCTAGACACGAAAGGAATGATATTATAATGTGCATAGCAATACTAAAAAAGGAAAATGCGACAATCAAAAAGAGTCAACTAGAAGAATCATTTAACAGTAATCCCGACGGCAGTGGGTACCTATTCGCTAAGGATGGGAGACTAACTATCAAAAAGGGATATTTCAAGTTTGATGATTTCTACAATGACTATAAAAGAGACATGGAACATTACAATAACCCTATTGCAATTATTCATTTTAGAATAACTACTCATGGGTTAACTAATGAAACTAACTGTCATCCTTTTATGGTCAATGATAGACTTGGATTTGCTCATAATGGAATGATTGATATTGTTTCAGACCATAAAAAGAAGTCTGATACAATGATGTTTAATCGGGAGATTCTTCAACAATTGCCTAATAATTTTATCCATAATGATTCT